CAATGATGCGCTACTCAATGAATGGAAGAATGGCGACAATCGAAGGAAGCCACCATCGCCTTTTGCCTACCGCGCATATGAGGCTTGGAAAGATGGTCGTGAGGCTCCTGTAAACGGCACAGATTTGAAGAATTGGCCTGGGGTAACCCCGGCGGGATTGAAAACCTGCCAGAATGCGACAGTCAGAACAGTTGAAGATTTAGCGGAGGCTAACGCCGATACAATACGCAAGCTAGGGATGGGTGGCGTAGCGATGATGGAGAAAGCAAAGGCTTACCTAAAATCTGCGAATCAGAATAAAACTTCGGAGGATGTTTCTGCACTAAGGGTTAAACTTGAGGATTTATCTAATATAGTTAAGCGAAAAGACGAACAGATTTCAGATTTGCTGGAGCGTTTAGATGAACTCCCTAAGAAGCGTGGACGACCTAGAAAAGAGGACTAAATGACACTACTCACTATTGTCCAGAATTCGTGCGATATAATCGGGCTGACACGCCCGTCCGTTGTAATCGCATCTCAGGACCAGAATGTGCGGACATTGCTGGCTTTGGCTCAGGTTGAGGGCCGGGAGCTTCTTGATCGGTATTCCTGGCCTGCCACGCAGATTGAGAAGACGCACACGAGTCTGGCGGCAGAGTCGCAGGGCGTTATGACGACGCTTGCGCCAGGGTTCTCTTATATCACCAGCGGCACGTTCTGGGACCGCACGCTAACGCAGCCCGTGACGGGGCCGCTGTCTCCCATCGAGTGGCAAGCCCTGAAGGCCCGTACAGCGACGGGACCATATCCCAGCTATAGGTTGTTCGGTGGGAAGCTTTACGCTTACCCAGCGCCATCTGCGGGGAATACATGGGTGTTTGAATACCAGTCGACATACTTCTGTCAGTCTAGCGCCGGAGCAAATCAATCGGCATGGGCCGTTGACACAGATGTTGGCGTGCTAGATGAGAACCTGATGGAACTGGGTGTCGTCTGGCGGTTCAAGAAGAAGAACGGTCTGGATTATTCCGAGGATTTCCGTTCGTATGAGCAGAAACTGGCGAACGAGACTTCACGCGCTGGCGGACGGCGGACGCTAGATATGTCTGGAATTAGTTCTGCCGCGCGCGGCGTTTACGTTCCAGAAGGCAGTTGGGCGTAATGACACTCGAAAGGAATATTTGATATGAACGGTCGCCAATATTAGGATACTAAAATGCTCCAACCTCTCAACGACAATTCTAGAAAATCCAAAGTATCTCAGAGCGCAAACATACCCGCCCCTGTGAAGGGCTGGAATGCGCGGGATTCATTGGCAAATATGGCTGAAGATTTTGCTGTTGAGCTTGAAAATGTATTTCCCAACCTAACAAGCTGCGACATTAGAGCGGGATTTGCTTCGCATTCCACTGGAAATGGCACTGGCGCGGTCGAAACTTTGGTCGAGTATGCGGGGCCATCGACGCGGAAACTTTTAGCCGCTTCTGGCTCTGTGATCTATGACGCCTCTGCGGCTGGTGGCTCCACGTCGATTGCCACAGGAAAATCAAATGCACGTTGGCAAACAACAATGTTTGGAACGTCTGGCGGTAACTTTCTTTACATGGTCAATGGAGAGGACGCGCCGATATACTACAATGGGAGCGCCTTCGTAACGCCAAGTCTGGCGGGTGTTACGGCTGCTGATATTGTAAACGTGACTGCCCATCAAAGGCGCTTATTCTTTGTTTTCAATAATAGTCTAATATTTGGATATTTACCTGTAGTTTCTGTTGCGGGGACAGTTGCTACATTCGATATTGGGGGGCTATGTAAAAAAGGTGGATATATCCAGGCTATTGGGACGTGGACTAGGGATGGCGGTGCTGGCCCGGACGATCTATTCGTTGCAATAACTAGCGAAGGCGAGTGCATAATCTACTCTGGCATCGATCCATCCAGTGCCACAGCTTGGAATTTGGTAGGTGTATTTAGCATCGGTAAGCCGATTGGCCGTAGATGTCTGGAAAAGTCTGGTTCTGATATCACGGTTATTACCCAGGATGGCGCGATATCTTTGGCAACATTTCTTCCAATTGACCAAGTCGCTGGTCTTAGTCAGGCGATGTCTACTAACATCCAGAACGAATTTCTAAAATCAGCAAGGTCATACTCTGATATATTTGGGTGGCAGTCTATCCATTACCCGCAGGGGTCTTATTCTTTATTTAACATTCCAAAAACCACGCTGGAGTCAGACCAGTATGTAATCAATACGCAAACAGGCGCGTGGTGCAAATTTACGGGCCAGAACGCGGCATGTTGGTCGCTGTTTAATGGGGACCTCTATTTCGGAGCCCAAACTGGCGGGGTTGTGTTTAAGGCTGACACTAATTCCAGCGATAATGATGGAGACATAAACTGGAAGATAAGGCCAGCCTTCTCCTACTATGGCTCCAGAGGAAATAAAAAACTTTTTACTATGTGTCGGCCAAACATGACAACAAACACCGTTTTGGAATACGCAGTCGATTTGAATCTAAACTTCTCTGATATCAACCCAACCACTGTTCCAACGGCGTTGGAGCTTACTGTTGGAGCTTGGGATCAGTCCAAGTGGGACTCCGCTGATTGGTCTGATGAGGCCGTGACTCAGGCCTGGGTAACGGTATTCGGAATGGGTGAATGTGCCTCACCAACAATCCGAGGAAGCACCAATTCTCCAAATGAGAGCGTAGTTCTGTCTTTCACGGCGTATGATATGATCTGGCAACAGGGCGAGTCTCTGTAATGGCTGGCCTATTGGGTAGTCCTGAATGGCAGGAATTAGCAGATAAAAGCCCCGAAGAATATTACAAGAAAACTCCATTTGTTCGGTCTTTATGGGAAGGCCGTTTACCAACGTGGTTAGGTCAAGCATACGAGCAAGATGTAGAGCCAGCTATTGATAAACTACCTTCTCCAACAACAATGGAAGGTGCTTTAACTTATGCTAAAATGCCGTATGAATTACTCAAAACTATGGCTACGGGTGCCACTGATACGATCAAAGCTTCTATGGACGACCCAACAAACCCAAGGAAAGCTCTTGAACTTGCTTTAATGACTGGCGCTGGGGGGAGGCTTTTCGGGCGTGCGCCAGAAGGAGCTGGACAGGTGCTTGGGGTGTTCGCCGGGAGAGGTGCCAAGACCGCCAATCTAGGAAAGATGAAGGTCGCACAGAAGATGCTCGACGATGGCGTAGACCGCACCGATGTCTGGAAGCAGACAGGCTGGATGCGTGGCCCTGATGGCAAGATGCGGTTTGAGATTGATGATAGCGGGTCACGGTTTAACATCGACGCAATCCCGCCATCAGAGAGCCGCTTTGACATGGCGGGTGAGTACCTGGAGGCAGTACATGGCGTGCCCAAAAACCAACTTGCCACTGGTAAAAACTCAGATTTGGATGAAGAGGCATTTGCGTGGGTTAATGAAAATATTCACCTTGCAAGAGAAGGCGAAACGACAATGGCGGCGGCATTAACGCATAGTGATGCGTTTGCGGCATATCCAGAGGCCAAGGATATACGTTTAGGCAAAGAAGCAAGTCCAGATTTATCTGGTAGTTTTGATTCACGGGGAAATAAAATAACGGTGGGGGGTGGGCTTATTGGACAGGGGGCTGATGTTCCCCGGAGTACAGCTTTGCACGAATTTCAACATGCTATTCAAACGAAGGAGGACTTTGCTCAGGGAGGTTTTCCAACAGGGCCGTATGGCTCAGGGGAGTTAGACGAATATGCAAGGCTGATTTATGACAACATAAAAGACATCCCAGCCAACGCTGGGGCCACAAAATCTGAACTCTACCAACACGCCAAAAAGTTTGCTGGGAGCCAGCGTGGCAGAAAACGTCGATACATACTACTCGCTGGCGAAGCCGAAGCGCGCAACGTGCAAACGCGGCGGGACATGACGCCAGAACAGCGCCTTGATGAACCGCCTTGGACGACGCTGGACGTGCCGGAATCGGATATGATTGTGCGCGGCGCGACGGATGGGTCGCAGATGTCCATCCCAATGGACGAAGCAAGCCGGATGGCGCGGGCGAAGGAAACTGCTGAAATGCGCCGCAAAGGAAATATTGAACGATTTGGGTACGACCCAAACGATGCGGCTAGCACGGCTGCGTTTGAAGATACGTCGTACCGAATGCAACACCAACCGCGTGGACCTGATAGTGACGACCCTATACGGCTGGACGAGTTAACGAGAAGCACTAACGGTAATACCGCCGGTTACCCAGACGATTTCTACGGGTCGGATGGATCAAGGCTATATGCTCCCGGCCCTAGATTTTCTGGCGATGAGGGTGGTATATCCAATATTGAAAGTTACAACATTGCAAAAAAAGTAAGAGGAAACCCGGAGGGTGTGGTCACAATTTATAGAGCGGTCCCCAATGAGGATAAAATTAATAAAATAAATCAAGGTGATTTTGTTACTCTAAGCCCGAAATACGCGGAAGTTCATGGGTCGTCTGGTTATGGCAGGTCTGGTAATGACCCCGGCAAGATTATATCTGAAGAGGTAAAAGTAAAAGACGTATATTGGGCCGGTGATGACATCAATGAG